ATATTGCTACCGAAAAAACATTCTGAAATGCAACTGGGAAAACAATATGTGTCGCTTCTCCCGTGTTCTTTACTCCCGTATCAATTACCCACTGTATAATTTGGCCGCCGACATTCGGGCCAAAGCAAATGTAGCCATTTTGGTCCATTAGCCCGGTGATGCCCAGACGATGATTTGTAAACTTTTTTCCGTCCCATGTGACGTCTGCTCCGGTCGCCAAATTAGCAAACATCGTACTCAGACTTGCAAGGGTCGCCGCTGGTGCTTCTTTCCATCCGCTTGCCCCCGTGGCGGTTTTGATACGATTAGCAAGATTATTGAGCAGATTCCGGATGGTATTTGTATCAGATTTAGGTACTATGGTGTCGTCAATCGTGGCTGCCAGGGCTGTATGCGCGTTAGTGTCGTTGTTATGGTTAGCAAGGTCACCAACAGTAATTAAAGATGCGCTGTCTATTACGGCTGATACGTCGCCAGTATTATCGACTATTAAATTAAATGTCCAAGTTTTTTTTACTACTGTTGCCGATCCATATGCCGGCATCGTGTCAGGATTAGGGTCAGTCATGACAGCATATAGAATTTCACCCATTTCTGGGTCCGTTGCAAAAATGCCAATTTCTGTCATCTGATATTTTTCTGTCACCCCAGTATTCGTTATCGTAGTTTGAATTTTTATGACGTTTTCGCTAACTTCTATTTTACTAACATTTAAATCTTGCTTTTTATTTGAGAGAGCAATCATATTTTCAACAGTTCCTTGGTATGAGCCATCCCCAATTCCTAGCTTTGTAATTTTAAATTTTGTTAACCCTGCATCGATTTTAGCTTGTAAATTCTGCCCTAATTTTGTTCTTTTAAATCCTTGCCAATTCGACATTTACAAATACCTCCTCATCATCCATCAACCCGACCGCTGCGCGCATATTCGTATTAATTATTATTTCATCAGTTATTTTGCTTATAATCGTCAAATTTTCATCATCCATGATGCAAGCCACGGACTTAGTAGTAGTAGTAGTGGATTCTATAAATTCAATATAGTCTAGCCATGACCGTGTATTTTTGTACGCATTCACGATTCGTACTAGTTTATTTACTACAGCCCCGCCTTCGATGGGAGCGGTAATTCCAGATATACGAAAATGATACGGATCTCCGCTATATGCGGGCCATTCTTCTACTTTAGCTGATTGATACGCTGTGGATACCGCTTTCTGTACCGCATACTTCGTACATTTCAGCCGATGTAGTAGCAGCGATTCTTTCACTTGTTGCCTTTTTACGCTCAATGTCGCCGTATCATCGTATTCATCTACATGTAGCTGGACCGCAAGACAATCAATCAGATCCTCGCCCAGCGTATCAATAGCGGGATAAATCAATAGCAAATCGGGGTTAATTTTCGCCAATCCTGCATCGACAGCGCTGGCCAAGGTAATGACAGGTTCTGCGTTAATGGATGCTGGGAGATGTTCTGCAATTTTATATTCATCGTCATTCATCTTCGCTACCTCCCAATGTTGCACTTATTTTATCCGCCTGTGCGACCTGTATATTGGTTAACTCAGTATATACTGGAGATGCTACAACGATTCGCTTAACACCAGGAACAGACATTACATCTGCAATCAGCCTGGACGGATTGATATCACGCCCTATCTTCGCAGACTGCCACAGCTCATACCCTGCGATTGCCTGCGTAACGGCGTCTTTTACCGTAGATTCTGACACCCCACGGTCAATGTAGTACGTCAGACTGATGTCATAGCTGACAGGTTCCGGAGCCTTGACTTGTACCTGATCAGTGAGCGGCCGTACGGTATCCTTATTCAAGATACTATCCACGACATCCAACACTTCCTGCCCAGGGATTTTCCCGCCGTCCAGCAGTGGCCGTATTTCTACGACGCCCGCCGATGGGCTGTATACTGTCACATCATTTATAGCGCTGTTGGCAGATTTTGCCCAGTACTCATATGCACCGGTAGGGCCCGCTGTCGAGAAACGCTCCGGTGACTCATGAATTCGCTCCCGATATGCATCATCGCTTTCTTTATCTGCGCCGCCGGCGCTGGCCGTCAGGTTAACCATGGTGGCTACATAGGCGACATGGTCCACAATATTACTGATTTCTCCGGGTAAAAACCCATTTCCCAGTTCACCAGTTACCTGACAAGTTGCTTTAGCATTTACCGTTAGCCCACCTGCCAGGACAACAGTATCGTCGTCGATTGCAAAATAAACCCCGCTAGCTGTAACAACCCGCGTTCCTGCGGGTATGATTGTTTCTTGATTACGCGCAGCCGACAGCGTAATTTTAATTGTTGTTGTAGCTGCTGATGCCGGTATGCGCGTTGTGTCAGTCAGCGCCCCTAGGTGATCAAGATTATCCCCGGTTGCATAGCGCAGTAAATTCTGCTTGCCGACGTAGTTCTGGTTATTCAGCAGCCGGATAAAAGCTTCGGCGACAACAAGCAAGAACAGTCGTACCGGATCGCCCTGGGCTAAGGTCCGGCCGGTTATGCTGGTATAGTCGTTAAAGACGGCGGCTTTGATTTTCTCCGCATCGCTGTCTACGAATTCGATGTCCGGTAAATCAGCTAGTTTCATTAATTTTCACCGTCACTTTCGGCATAAGTCGTCCGTTGATATCACCAGTGAATGTTATTTCTGTAATGCTTACCCTCGGCTCGTAGCGCTTGATTTGAGCAAAGATTTCACTCGACAAAATCGCTTCTGCTTGTAGCATGGGCTTATCTACGGCATCCCCGGAAATTCCAAACTCCCTATCAAGCGGCACTGAGAATTTTACAGTCCCCAAGATGGTCCGGACGTTCTGCAATATTTCTTCGATTTTCGTTGCTGGCGCAAAATCAATCGTTTTAGCGTCTGGCATTACAACATATTCCATGGATACCTCCTATCTAAATACGGTCAATATCCCGTTGGCAATGCTGCCATAAAGGTTCAGTTTCGATTTTTCTTCCTGGTAGTTGCTATCATCGTACTCGACAAGCTTGACGTTTACTTTATCCCAAATCAATGCCCCGACGGAACTGAAAAACGTGTCCGAAACGGACATGGAGTCCAGGCGCCAATAGTTTTGGCTGACTGGCCGCATCCCGATGATTAACGGGAATACAGTGCCGTTTTCGCACATCTCCTTCATCGTGGCCAAGTCCTTTTTTATCGCAATGTTATGCGCTGCTGTGAGGATAAGGTCAAAGGTGATTGTTCGTAATTTCGGCCCGATGAACTCACTGACCGGCTTATGATAGATAATGTCATGGTCCTGCCAGCGGCTTCCCGCCTCGGTCTGATAGTTGGCCGGTGTCCTTAGATAATGCGACGATACGATGAATGGCAGACTGCCCATATATCCGATATACATAGCGCCTCCTATTCTGGCGTGCTCGTTTTACTGCCGCCTGGCATGACACCGCCGTGTACATGCGACACGAGTGATATGCCGTTAACTACCACATCCCCACCGGAAGCATTAATCTGCAAAGCCCCGCCGACATTGATTTTCAGGTTTCCCGGTGTGTCGATGACCCGTGTATTGGCATCAGCTCCGCCAGGCGGTGCGTCGGTGCTGCTGAAGAAGGTCCCCAAAACGAATCCGTCGCCTACGCCGGCACCCGAAAAGTTCGGCATCTGTATGCAGAACACTTGGTCCCCGACAGCCGGCATCCAAAAATCTTTCGATTCCGATGAGCCGCGTTGAAGGACGAACATATCGTTCGTTACCTTGTTTCCTTTATCTTCACGACACACGCGCACGGTTCCGTCTTTCGGAGTCAGTGCGCATACAGTGCCATAAAATATCAGGTTTTCCAATAGCTTTTTGATGTTAGTATCCATCGAGGCACCTCCTCATTTCCAGACTGAGTACATAACCATTGCCCAGGCTGTGTGTTGCCTTTGTGACGATATATTTTCCATCAAAGGCGCCGAAGTTCATGAAACCGATGATAATGCCGGCCATGAAGTGGAAGTCGCCGTACAGGCTAAAGGATGCCGTGATTTCATCCCGGTTCTGTTCTCGCAATTTTTTCCTGGCCAGCTTATTTGCGGCGTCCACTGTGTCGCATTGTTCATTCACTTCCAGCGTCAGCCCCGTTTGCTTATTCGGGGCTTCAAAGTAGCCCTCGATGACTTCTTTGTTCTTGCCCTGCTTGTATTTAACGTGGCAGGCCCGATAAATGTCACGGGTCTTGGCTTTCATTGAGTATGACAGGAACTCCGTGAAATTCAGAGGATTTTCAGGCGATACGTCATCATCGCTTGTCTGCTCAGAAAACGCGGCAGTCCCTGGCCGCCAGAATACAATCAGCGGCTCTTGGGTTTCCAGCTGGTATTCATCGAGGATGATAATGGTCTTGGTCGATATTTTCAGATCCAGGCCGGCATCATCACATAGCTTTTTTAAAAATTCAAGGTCTGATGCGTCTGACTGCTCGACATGCTCATACGATGGGTTGTTCTGGTCCCCCGGCTCATAGTCCAGCGACATGCCATTTCTCCAGGCAATGTCATTGGCGATTTTATAGAGACTGATATTATCCCATGATTGATTCTGCTTAATGCCTCGCAATGACGTATCGGCAATAGCGTTGACGGCTTTGATTTGTACCGTCGTCGGCATCCCGTTGACTTCTATTTCATCAACTTCAAATTCTCCGACTGGCAATTCTTTGATACCCTCGTTGACGCCGTTTTTGTTCAGTGTATAAAGGGTAATGTCCAATTTGGACCCCGGTTCCGGATACCATGTGTCCTGCCACAGCTGCGCCCTGTCTTCCAAGGTAACTGTCATGTCATCGACCTGTCCAGACAGGTTGTCCGTCACTTCAATGGATAGCAGATACTTCATCATATCTTCGGATATGTCTTTGCTCTCTGTTTCGCCTGCCGGCGTATACAGTATTTGAGCATAAGCCCGGCGTCCGAGGAATGTCCCCGGCGTCAGTTCTTTTTTCCATTCATTTAATTTGGCTTTAATTGTTTCTAAAGACATAGCATCACCGCTTCCATGGTGGCAAAATCTTGGATGACTGGATTACATTGATGTCCGGGATGTTCAATGTAATCCCTGCTGGAAAAATAGCCGTGTTCCGGTACGTTTCATTCGCTTCCAGCAATTCATTCATATAGAGCTCATTGCCGAAAATTTTATACGCAATGGCATCCCACATGTCCCCCTGGACTGTCGTGTACTTATTCATAGCTCAACCGCCTCCGTCCTGCGGATACTTTATCCAGCATTTTAGGCAGTTCCCGCTGGAATTGACGCGCCTGTTCTTCTAAGGCTTGACGGACGGTATCAGCGACGTCGCCACCGCCCTGGACGTTGATAGTCGGCCGGAAATCCAGTGTGATGCTGCTGTTGCTGTACGACGGGGCTTTGGCTGTTCCTGCACTCATCCGCTGTGGCGTTTTGGGCATGACACCTAACGCGGCTCCTGCCTGCTGCCACAATGAGATAGCTCGTGCCGACCCGTCTAAAGGGATAGCGGCTTCTGCCGAGTCTTCCGCAAATGTTGTCAGGAAGGCCCCACGCTGATAAATGCCACCTCTGGCGTTTTCGCTGACGTCATCACCGCTGCTGGTTGCTTCACTGATTGTACGGGTTATGTTTTGTGCAATATTGATAGCCGTATCAATCGGATGCGACAAGGCATTAACTAAGCTGCTCCACTTGTCCATCGCCCAGTCTACGGCCTGGCCAATGGCATCTATGACACTGCTGGCAAAACTTTGTACTGCCGCTACCGCGCTGTCCCAGGCAGAGGAAATATAATCTACCAATGCAGAGATGATGCCTTCTATGACGCTGGCTGCACCCGATACAAAGCTGGAAATAGCATCCCATACAGCCGACGCGATGGCCAGACAGCCATTCCATACCCCGGTGAAGAAGGCGCCAAAGGCGGATATGATGTCCATGATGACCGATACGGCCATCGTCGCTACGGTCATGATGCCGCTCCAGACGGCTGTGGCAATCGTGACCAGGCCATTCCATACCCCGGTGAAGAAAGCGGCCAGGGCTGAAAACAGACTCATGCCAAAGGATACGATATTGTTCCAAATCGCAATGACGGCGGCCCGGAATTGTTCGTTTGTATTCCAGAAATAAATAATGGCGGCGACCACGGCGATGATGACGGCCACGATGGCGATAATAGGATTGGCCATGAGAGCCATTGCTAACGCTCTGGCTCCTGTTGCCGCAAGACGAAAGGCTGCCCCTAATCCATTCAATCCGGCATGGAAAAGTTTGGATGCCGTTGCGGCCCCACGCAATACGGTTTCCCCATTCTTGTTTACTATGAAGAACAAGTTAGCCGTCTCTTTAAGCATATTGAAACCGGCTCTGATGGCTAAAATAGACCTAGCAGCCAATAAGACGCCGGCAAAGCTGGCGGCCATGGCAACAATGGTCTGTACTATTCCTTGGTTTTGTTGAGCCCAATTTGCAAAAGCAGATACTACTGGGATGACTGCATTCAAGACTCCGTTAATAGCAGGTAATAATGCTGACCCCAGCCCAATTCCTACTGCAACAATAGCATTCTTCGCTAATTGTAGCTGATTGGCCGTTGTTCTGCTTCGGGCTTGATATTCCGCCTCCATTGATCCGGCATATTGCGAAGCATCACCAACTTTTTTGAAATTGTCTTCTAATGCATCCAGGTTAGTCAATAGTGGGGCAATGGCCCCGATTGATTCCTTCCCAAATAAATCAGCTAACACACTGGCTTGTTGGTCCTTCGGTAACGCCTGCAATGCGTGAAAAACGTCCATGATGGCGCCTTTAGCGTCGGTTTGCATCCGTTTGGCCATATCTGCCGCATCAAATCCCAGCTGTTGGAAGGCCGCGGCCTGGCTCTTCGTGGCACCTTCGCCTGCTGTCATACCCAAAATTAGATTCTTGATGCCAGTTGCTGCTACGTCTGACTGTACACCTGTGGCAACCATGGATGCCCCCAGGGCGGCAATTTCACCGGACGCAACCCCGCCGATTTCCCCAAGTGGCCCGATGCGGGTCACGACGTCGGAAATCAATGGTGCCGATGCGGCCGTTGTATTTCCCAAATAATTGATTTTGTCCGCCAAGGCAACTACGTCTTGCTGGTTTAGCTTAAAAGCGCTTCGCCACTTAGCCATCATGTCCCCAGCTTGTTCAGCTGTGACGTCAAATGCCACACCCATCTTTACTGCATCCTCGGCGAATCGCATCAAATCTTGCCGCGCTATTCCGGCTTGTCCGCCAGCAGCTACTATCTTCGCGATATCATCAGCTGCCATTGGTAAATTGGTCGATAATTTTAGTACGTCTTCATTCATTTGTGCGAATTGCTGTGGCGTATCAAAGTCAACGACTTTACGTACATCTGCCATGGCGCTTTCAAAATCAACAGCGGCTTTGGTGGCCGCTATTAACGGTGCCGCGCTAATTGCAACTTTGGTTGCTGTACTGCTGAGTTTACTTTTCGCACTGTCAAAGGCCGCCTGTGCTTTTTGCTTTCTGGCCTGGGCATCTAAGATGTCGGACCGTCGCTGGGTCAAATCGTTGATACGAGCTTGGAGAGCGGCAATCTGCCGATACGATGCTACGCTAACCTGGCCTGTGGCCCGCTGTTCAGCGGATGCCGCCCGCTGTGCGCTCCGCATAGCGTCATTGGCCGCCTTGATTTGAGTCTTCAACTCTTTGGACTCGGCGATAGCCCGCTGCATAGACGACGCGACAGACCCATCCAGCCGTCCTTTGATAGCAATGGCTAATTCCATGACACGGCTCATTTTACCGCCCTCCCTTCTTAGCCTTCTTCATTTCTTCTTCTTCCCGTTCGACTTCTTCGTTCATGACTTGAATCCACTCATAAAAATCACCGATTGGCTGATCCAGGAACCATCCAATCGGCGTTTTCGTGTACTTCGCCAGCCTCATGGCCGATAATCTTATATTTTCTACGGCTCCTTGGGAAGCAAAAAATTCTGCGCTTTCAAGCAGGCTGCCATAAAGTCCGGACCACTCAGGTTGAGGATATCATCATACTTCATTTTGGCTGCCGCCGCGGCCACGATGGCCTGGTATTCCATCGACAAGGCCGGTACGGCCATGAGTTTATCTTTCTTTTTAGCCTGGTTCATGCATGCCAGCAGGGCATAGCCATTCAACTTCGTAAAATCAAAATAAATTTCCGTCTGTCCATTCGGCAGTGGTTTTGTCAGATGCAGGATGTTTTCCTGGTCTACGATTTCAGCGTTGACGAGTTCGTTTTCTTTTTCTTTCATGGGAATCCTCCTAGTTCATACCAATATTGGCGCGAACCTGCTGTAACAGGTCAATACCGTTTACGATGGCTTTGTAGCCGTATTTGTCGATTTCACAGAGCGTAGCGCCGCCCATTTCGATTTTGAAGTATGTACATTCGATGACAGTTTCACTGTCCGTCTTGGAACCGGCTTTGAATTTGCCAGGGTTGTGGCTCTTGACGCGGCCGCGAACGGCGACACGGTACTGCTCGTGTTCATAATCATTGGCGCCGCTATCCCAGTTCTGGATGTCCGAGTAGAGTTCCAGTGCCAATGTACTGCCGCCGACCAGGCGGGAACTCGTTTTCGTCGGCACCTGCCAGGTCATCTTTAATTCCAAGGAATCAAAATGGCCAGCGATGGGCGCTTCGATTTTACCAGCGACGCCGATGCCTTCAATATCTTCTGTCAGCGATTTCAAATCCGGCAATTCAACTTCGTTGACGCCGATTAAATCGTCGGCGCCGTCGATATAAGCCCGCATATCATTGATGACTTCCGGGATTTTATTTACTGCCATGAGTTTCCCTCCTTACGAGAATAATGCTTCAAAATTCGATACGTCATACTCAAAGGTATCTTCAATGTCCTGTGCCGGGACAGGCGGCGTCAGCTTCGTGTGGATCCGGAAGATGCCGGCCAGTAAATCAGTCGTCGGGTTTTCATCAGACAAAAACTGGACACTGGCCCCTAAGAGATATCCTCGTGACGTCAGCCCATTCAACCGCACCTGTTCGCTGTCTACCAGCGTTTTTACCAGTCTCGGAGTGATTGGCTGGTCTGTCTTCTGCCAGTTCGTTAAAATGAAGGTGACATACTGCCAGTTGAACATGCGCCGGACACAGATGAACATATCTTTGACATCTGTCGTGCCCGGATAAGCGCCGGTAAAGTTCCCCCAAGACTTCCAGCCGCCGGAGAAATTCAAGCCCGTAACGATGCCCTGTTCATTCAGCAAATTGGCCTGTGTCAGATTGAGATTTACTTCACTGCCATCTTTCAGGCACAGCCCTGTCGCCTGTAATGTCTGGTTGGACGGTGACTGATACGGGACGTCATCGTTATTGCCGTCGGTAACGCCGATGATGCCCATGATATGGGTCGATAAGTGGAAAACCATATCGCCATTTTTAGCGCACGGCCAGCAGACAATCTGGTTGTTCCCCGTGTAATTGTTGCCGTTTTTCCACATATTGACGTCGGCGTATTTTTTGACCTGTTCCGTATTGATGTCTACCAGTACCATGCAAGGGAACAAGCCGTCGATTTTAGCCGCTTTGGCTTTCATGACAGCGGCAATGGCCGGCTTTTCAGACCATCCCGGTGCTGCCAACAGGCCTGGAACTTTGCCAATCTGGAAATAAATATCGTCGACGAGTTCCAGCCCTTTGTTTTTGCCATCCGTGGACATGCCGCCGATGATATCGTCATCTTTGACAGCCGTCGGATCTAATTTGTCATAAGCAACATTGATGCTCGATACGGAGGCCAGGGCACCATCATCCAAGAGGGTAATGATGAGCTGACCATCATCGTCGTATGCCGCAGTATAGTCCTTATCCAAGGTGGCTGCGGACTCGTCTGCACTGCCCTTGACTGTCAGCGTATGCAATAAGACCGGATCCGTAAGGATGACCTGTTTCTTCGTAACTGTCTTGGCTGTGTCCGAAACGGATACTTTATGTTTGGCTGGGTCCAATACATTGACAAATACAATTGGTTTTACATTGTACAGTTTGAATTCGGTATACATCGCTTCGCAGAGCGTGTACTTATCCCAGTCGGGATGATACCCCAAATTCTGCGTCGCTTCCTTCCAGCTGTAGCAGATGACGGGTTTATTGACATAGGCCGTCGGGTCTTCTGTCAGATGGACAGGCGCCGTCCCGAAGACAACCGGCAAGCCGGAATCAGTGGCGACAGTCGCCACAATCGAGGTCGGGACTTCGCTTGCTTTTACGCCGTGGAAAAATGCCATTTTATTTACCTCCGTGTAATGCCATGGCCCGTTTATACATGATGTTTCTCAACGAGCCTGTAGATTTAACTTCTTTTTGTGCCGCATCTAATTCGCCCGCTGTGACGAACAGATGCTTATATACCGGGTCGTCCTTATATTTTGCAGGAATCCCGTCTGCGAAAATCTGATTCGTGTGGATTTCCGTGTCTTTATAGGCTGGGCCGACGTAGATGACCGGCCCGCTGTTTTCATTCATCGTATCTGCCTCCTAAAACCTCCCAATGAGTTTGACGTGGCTGCGGAATGAATACGTCGAACTCAATGACACCTACCCATTGTGGGAACGGCTGGTCATCGGGAATCGTCGTCTTGATATTCCCGTCATCTATATCAATGAACCATTTCTTGGCAATGGGATTGTTGGCCAGCAGGTGATAGCGGATGAATTCGAGGAAATGGAACAACATATGAGCTCCATAGGTCATATCTTCATCGTAAATGGTCGCGTAGATGACGATAGACGTAACGGACTTATCCCGGTCGTCTGTCGTAGCTTCTGGCCGTACCACGACGGCCGGACAAAGTTTCTTTTGGTCTGCCCGGTTATTCGCCCGGGGCAGGAATCCGGCATATACATTTACATCCGTATCGACACTCGAAAAGATATTTTCTGGCCGGCCTTCACAATATTCCTGGTAAGCCGTGAATTTTTCTTTCAAGAATTCCGCGATACCTTCCGCGCATTCCAATGGGGTCATCGCATCACTTCCCTAATCTGTATTCGATTTCATGTTCCAATCGTTCTTCAAAGACGTCACTGCCACGATCCATCATGACGCTCAGGACATCGGGATTGCCGAATAACTGCGGCACGGCCGGCCCATAGATACCTTTCAGCGGGTATCTTTCCTTTCCCTTACGGGCGACGAATGCCCCGCCCAAGCTAAAGCCGCGGGGGACATGCGTCATTTTCCCGCGCTTTACGGATACGAAGACGCCGTCCCGCCGCTTCTTGGCCTGATATTTATGGATTGCCTCGGGCGCCCCTTTGACAAGGATGGTAGCGCCGTCTTCATCGGCCCGGATCTGCGCCTTCGCTTTCAAGTCCCCGGCCTTCATGGTATAAATGCTTCGGATTTCCTTTGCCCCTGCCGTCCTGGCGGCTGTGGCCGCCCGCTTTCCGGCAGCTACAGCCGCCCTGGCGATTTCTTTATCGCTCAGAGAGGACAAGGCGTCCATAAGCTTTTTGTCACCTTGAATGTCGATTTCTACGCTCATAGGCCCTCCTAGTGATTCTTATGCAGGGTCATCGTCAAGATACCCATGTCGTCGATGACGTTATCTACCAGGCAGTAATCGCCATCGACAGTAAAACTTTCTCCTTCCGATGGGACTTCTCCGTAATCGTCTTTAGCGATATGAATGATGATGACCTGGCCATGGGTGCTCTCGAAGCCGGAATAGATTTCCTGTGTCTGGAACATAGCGTCTTCTTTGGGACTCTGCACGATGCATGTATACTTCTTGCCATTCAGCTCATGTGTTTCGGCAAATTCATCAGCATTGAGAAAAGCCGGAATGTCTGAAGCTACCATTTCTTTGAACGTGCTCATTTTTGGACGGCTGCGGCGGCATCGGCCTGGGGCAGTTCCATCCCTGGTTCGTCTGCCGGCGATTCTTCCGTCTCTGGCTCATTAGCCGGGGCCACTTTGTCCCCAACCAAGGCAACAACTTGTTCATCGGCCCGTTCCATGAGTTTTTCCGCTTCATCGTCCGGCAACTCGAACGAGTCGCCAGTCCGATATAAGTGCTTGCCCATGGAAACGCAGCCGTATGTAACGACTAACTTCATGGTCATCCCTCCTATTTCGCTTTGATGACGGCCCAATCGTCGACAAACTGCGGAGCCAGGACACAACGGCAGTACATGTAGAAGCTCAATACCTGCGTATCCTTGTTGCCGTTATAGTACGGCACATACGGTGCAACGAAGGTTTCGTAGGCCGTGCCGGCATCATTGAGCAGGGTGCAGGCGCCGTGGAGCTGACTGCCGCGGCCCGGAATGGCGATGATGGCCGTATCGGGGTCGATGAAATACTGCGATTTCCCGGCATCGTCGGTGTACGTTTCTGCATAGGTATAGACGTCGAGGTTCAGCGATTTAATGCGCCCGACGTGAGTAATCTGCGGGCTGATGATCTGCGGCTGGAAGCCCATGAGGGACAGATTGTCCGCCGTCGGAACCATCATCCATTTCATGATCTGGTCATTGCTCAGCAAATAATCTGCGATATTTTTCCCACAAATCATCATGGTCGGGACGATACCGGCGTCTTCCTGGATGAGTTCCGAAGCGTTCTTGATGTCGCTGTAAATCGTTGCGCCGGCTTTATCCCAGGTTGTCGTCGGTGTGACTTTATGGTCAAAGTCAAACGCAATGGTGTCAATCAACACTGTCTTGCCGTCATCGGCATAACCTTCGATGTCGCATTTACCAGTCTGCAAGATATCCGCCGCCATCTTCGCTTTACGGTTGATGATTGCGTTCTGCAAATCCACCATATCTTCAGCCTGCTTGATGGCTGCGCGCTGGGCCGGTGTCGTCGTGCTGTAGATGTTTTCGCCAAAGCCGCGTTCCGATAATTCTTCCGGATCTACTACCTTACTCGGCCCCATCATCGGCGGCTGGTAGATAGCGATTTTAGAGCCCGTGTCTTTCATGCTCGCTCCTTTTGCGCCACGAACGACAAAGGGGGCCAGCTGACGGCCACGCTTGCGGTATTCTACGGCAATTTTGGTCGTAACGGCTGTCGCCGGTACAAGCGGGAAAAAGGTATCAAGCAAAAAAGATGCCGGCGGCGTAATCCGTTCCATTGCCTGCATCAAAGATACAGTATCTCTCAATTCAATAGCCATGTTCAGTTCCTCCTAGTGTACAGATGTCAAGAAAATACCGGCATTTCGCAATTCTTCTTCATGGGCGTCAACCGTATCTTCGCTGGCGGCAATGAGGTATTCGCGATGGAATCGGCCAGAAACATAGACCGTCGCAACGGTGGCTTTATCATCCACGTCGCAACTCAAAATAGCATTGGCAACAGCGGCTTTAGCCGTAGCCACAGCGACTGTCCCGGTAACTGTAATCAGCGTGCCGCGTTTCATAGCTGTCCCAGCCGTTAATGTGACGTTCTTGAGCAAAATCGGAATTTCCGGCCCGCCGATAAGCTGGTCGTGTTTAATGTCGATGACTTCTCTGATTGCCATTATTTTGCACCTCTCAATCTATTCGCTGCATTGACTACATCTTCAATGTCCTGAGCTTTCTTTGCGGCTGCCTGGTTCTGCGGCATTCCTGTTTTCGGTACTGGCGTTACCTGTTCAGATCCGGACTGCATCTGTTCCATAATCATGGTGCGTACGCTTGCTAGTGCCTGGTCACTCGGCGACTGTACGCCGGCGACGGCTTCGATATAGGGAGCTACATCATCCGCTGTCCGACCGTCGCTGATAGCCCGGTCAATCATGGCATCGGTGTATACGTTCCCGTTTTTCAGTGCCTTCAATTCAGCAATTCGCTTCGATTCATCCGCATCCTTGTTCGCGTTCTGCGGGTTCAAACCCAATAAGGCTGCCAGTTTGCTGGCTAAGGTTTTATCATCCATATTTTTTTCTCCTTTGTTGATGATCTTTTCAAGCTGTGCCCGGTTCTTCATGTGACACGGGCAGGAAATATTATTGACAATCAGCATATTGTCATTTAGGCTGGCCGTGACCTGATAGTCTTCGTCGATGGCGTCGATGAAACCATTTTCCAGGGCCTGGTCGGCCGTCATCCACGTTTCATCGTCCATCATCAGTGCCAATTCATCCGTTGTCTTATGGCATCGTTCCGCATAGACGTTCAAAATCGTTTCTTTCGTCGATGCCAGCGCTTTCTGTAATTTGGCCAGGCCCTGTTCATCATAGCCGCCAATGAGAAAGGATGCCGGGTTGTGAATCATGTACAGTGCATTCCTCGGCATTTCTACGCTGTCTCCCGCACAAGCGATGATAGTGGCCGCGCTGGCACACATCCCGTCGATGTGCATGGTCTTCTTGCCGCTGTAGCCTTTGAGCATCGTATAAATGGCCTGGGCCGCGAACACGTCGCCACCGGGACTGTTGATGCGTACAGTCAGATTCTTGCCGCCACATTCTTTTAAATCGTCGTTGAACTGGCGCGGCGTAACGTCATCGTCGTACCATGACTGCGACGCGATGGCGCCATACAGCAGCAGTTCTGCGTTGTCGTCGCCCGCTTCATTGACGAAACGCCAAAATCTTTTACTCTTCATGGGTTGTCTCTCCTTTGTCGGCCAGCACTTCCGGGCTTCCGATAGTCAGACCGTATTTTTCAATCATCTTCTGTTCGTACGCCAGCTGTTCCAGATTTTCTTCCAAGTCCGTGCCTGTCAGCTCAGCCGCTTCTCGTTCTCGTGTGCTCAGGCCGTATGTCGTCCGCAAGGCGCTGCCGTTGACATCTTTTACCGGGTCAAGTATCGTCATGGTCGGTCCGTACCAATCGGCGTTGCACCAACATTTCCGAATCAATGGATCCGTGAAGAATCCCGGGGCTTTGACGCGCCCGATGGCAATGGCTTCGGCCAGCCACATTTCATAGACAGGCTGGCAAAAATCGCGGGCGAACCAAATGCGCCGGCGCTTATATTCTTCCCACGCCTGTAGCATGGCGGCACGGGAGGCCGAATAGGATGACGTGAAATGCTTCATCAGGACTTCGTAAGGCTGGCCGATGGCGCTGCCGACCATTTCCAACAGCTTCGTCGTGAAGGCGTCGAACGTTGACATGCTGCGCGACGCATCGACGCTTTTGACATCGACGCCACGAGGAAGGGCATTGATGGTCCCAGGCCCTAATGCGTATTCGTCCGGGTCGATGACGGGGCCGCCCTGGGGGTCAATGGTCTTGCCGATGAAGTCATTCAGCGTGCCGCCAGATGTCTGGGACTCTGTGAAAAACAGCGAGAAAAATGACTTGACAATAGCAGCTGTCAGCTCGGCCGTCGTATAACGGCTGACTTGTTTCAGCGTCTCAATGACAGGGGATAAATATGGCGCTCCCCGATATTGTTCCGGCCGCTGGTCGTTGCTGGTCTGTATGATGTTTGGCATTCCACAAATATCGCCCCATGCTTTGACGCGGGTCCAGGTGGCAATCGTCCCTATATCTACTGGATCGCCAGGTACTTTGTTCGATACCCAATATGCGGCGACGGCTCCATCTGAGTCGATTTCTACCCCGGATATGATTTTGTTACCTGGTGTTGGTGCCGTCATTTCTACTGCATACGGTCCGGTAATGCCATAATAATCCTGCCCATATGGATTGCTTACCCGATTCCCTTCCAGCAGTTGCAGACGCAAACTATACGGCATATCCGCTGTCGGCGGACGGCGCTTGAACAGACAAAAGGCATCACCATCCACGAGATAGCCTGTGTAGTTGATGTCCTGCATGTCGTAAAAATTATTGCGCCTTGTCAGATCGCACTGTGTCGAGCAGGCCCACAGGTCGAATTCTTGAGCTACATGGCGTGACCATTTCCGGGACTCGTCAGCCGTCATGCCTAACAACTTATACTTGGGTCGCGGAAATAAATGTAATCCCGCCCCAATCGTATGCAATGAGCTGGTCATGATAGCCGCCGCACCGATAGGCGTATTGATAGACTGGTCAGCACTGCGGTTGCGCAACGTATATAGATTGGCATTTACGTCTGATTTTGCGGAATATTTTCGCGGATTGTAGGCTTTTAGAATATTGCTTTTATGTGAAGCCCCGCCGTTTGAATAACCGCTGTTCTGAATTGTCGGTGTCCGCGCCTTTTGTCGTGACCGTTTATTTCGTTTTGCCATGGTCGGCCCTCCTTAATCGAAAAATACAATGCGTTTCCCGCGCCCTTTCCCTGGCGTTTCGCTGTCGTCCAGCGTCGCCCCGCTGGCAATCAGGTTATCGATGGCAACACGGATGCTGGATAAGTCTGCCCTTGTCAGAGTCCGGTTGCCGATAGTATACGACTGTCCCATCAAAACGGCCTTCTCGGCTTCTACATACCGGGCCAGTCGTTCATTTTGCAGTTTACTCATGCTTCCTCCTACCAAATGTTCGTCTGTTTGCTGACCCGTCGTTTTCTTGCGGGCTTAGGTTGTTCTTTTCTGACGGCCGCTTCCTTCGCCGGCTGTTTCATGATAGCTTGTAGTTCATCCCAGTGCGGATTGACCGACAACATGCATCCCAGATTGTAGACACGAAGATCCAGAGGTTCGTTTCGGACACCTGTTGTCGTTTGCCATACCTCACGGATAACGCCGTTTTTCTTGACTTTCGTCTTATGTTCGGATATAAGTCCCTTGAAATAAAGTTCGTCATATCCTCGGTTATCCAAGCCGTCGCTGTTTTCATCCAACGGGAAATGCATGTATTGAGGCCCTGGGGCTTTGATGGCCAGGCGATTCATTACCTGCTGTTTGCCATCGTCTACGCCGAGGATGACCAGCGGTATCGGCGTCCCCGATGCCTTCCCGATTTTGTAGTTCAACGGTATGCCCGGCTTGTTGCTGTAACCTTTGATAGCGAACCGCTGTTTGGTAAAATTCGCTTCACAATAGCGATAGACATGGCCGGTATAATGGCCGCCAGAGTCGATGAAGGTACGGACGATTTTCAGCCCGGTTCCGTTTTTGAACCGGTACACGTGTTCGAGGATGGTGTCCAATTCTTCCCAGGTTGATTCCTGGTCTGGACGACCTAAAATAACGCCCTTGCGGATACCCCACGACTCTTCACCAGCTCCCCAGCCACATACTTCATATTCCAGTCGGTTGTCCTGGGTATCGACGGCTACTGTCAATAACAGCACGCCATCGGGCAACTCTGCTCCATACGATTCGCGGCGCCTGACGAAAATCTTTTCGTCATCGAACGCCCCTGGCTGTCGATAGCTTTCACCGAACCGCGTGTTGACCACAACCTGTTCGCGCGTCGGGTCTCCTTTGGCTTCCAGCCATTCCCGCATGATTTCATTCCAGCTGGTCCAGGGAGAAGTGAAAGCATTGATGAAAAAGGAACGGATACCATTCGACCGGGCCTTTGGATTCTGTGCTCGATAGCCTTGAACAGCGTTCTTCATTTGCCGTTCCGTGAATTCATAGCCACATGCCGGGCATCTCCATTTCACGTGATGTACAATAGCATGACGTTCGCCCCGATCATCTTTGTAGGTCTCTGCATCGGTTTCCATGTCGAGATACCGGAGCAGATGCCATTCCCCGCAATTAGGGCATTGATGCTGCCATTCTTCCTGCGTGCCGGCGATGTATTCCGCATCAATTCGGCTGCTTCCCTCGGTTGTCGGCGTCGAAAACAGCCCCATGACCCGGTTCCAGAATGTCGTCATTCGTTTGGCTGCCAGGTCTACCGGGTCGCCTTCGGTGCCAGCCGAATCGGGAAATCGGTCCACCTCGTCGGCCAGCAGAATCCGTATTGGCCGGCTGGCCAGTCCGGCCGGGCTGTTAGCTCCACACATGACCAGTCGGCCGCCTGGGAAGAATTTCGACAGAATCGTGTTGTTTCCATCCCTGGTTTTAGCCGTCTTATCCCCTGCCCGCTTCACATCGTAGAACAACGAGCTTAATACTGGCGTGTCGCGGATCATCGGAGCGATGCGCGATTTAGAATAATCCTGGGCCATGTCTACCGTAGGCTGTATCATCATGATGGAAGCCGGGTCCAGGTGGGCAAAGCGGCCGATGACGTTGTTCATGATGTCTGATTTGCCAATCTGCGCCGCCGACTTGACGACGACGCGATGTACGCCGGGTTCTATGAAGGCATCCATGATGGCCCGTTGATATTCGGCCCGTTCCGTCCGCCATTTGCCCGGCTCTGACGAAACACCGGCCGACAAATAGCGATACGTATCCGCCCATTCGCTGACAGACGTCTTCGGCAGCGGTTTCAAGCCGTGTCGGGATATATATTGCCACAATTCTTTCGCTGACTTCATGGCTCGTCCTCCTCTTCTACTTCTTCTTCGGTGAAGAGATCCGGGCTATATTCACTCAGCTCAGATAGCTTTTCTTCCAATTCTTTCGTCAATCTGGCGTAAATTTCTTCTTTGGTTTTCCCTTCCATCTGTGGCGCCAACTTTGTCGGCAGTCCTAACAGCTGCGTCCTCAAGTTAGACAACATTTCCGTCATGACTAATTCGACCGTTTTGGCACTGTACACACGGTGTTCCATTTTAGCCAGGCGCAATTCAGCGATTTTCCGCTTCGTTTTTTCATGCCGGGCCTTTTCGGTCATATAGTCGATGTCATCTCCGCCGCTTCCTTTGGTGGAGTCTTTGTAATTGAGTATGGATTGTACCAAAAAGACGCCGCCACTCTTGTCTTTTTCATCGCGAATGACGACGCCTTCCTGGATTAACTGAGAGATTCTAGGAGGGGTTAAGCCGATTGCGTCGGCCAGCGAACGCTGAGTAACCGTGATTTCACGGGCTTTCCCGCGTACTTTCATGACGCCCTCCCTCCTCTCTGACTTAACATTTTGGTTTATTTCTGCGAGCGCATGAGCTATATAAATAAATCATACCCCGCTTCACATAAAACCATTTGAAAATATAAATTAAGGGCTGAATTTTACTAAAATCTAGTTTCCTTTCGGGCGCCGCGGTCTCGCAAGGCTTTTGTTAACCCCAAAGAACCTAGTC